CAGGGATTTCTTCAAATTCAACTTCACTAATAGCTAAATCTGGTAAAGGTTCCTGAGGATTTGGAATTACTATAGCATTAGGGACTCCTAAATCATATAAATTTTGATTTGCTTCTGTTCCATTAGCTAATTGTATAAACTTTTGTTTTATTTCATTTTTACCAAATATACCATTTTTATTTGTAGTATCAAAAGGTGAACCTATAGTTTGTGGTAAGAATCTTTGAATTGGTTTGAATTGAACCGAAACATTAATTATGTGAGTTAATTCTTTTACTGCAGGATCTCTATATGTGTTACCACCTACACTGGAGGTAGATTGGTTCGATGAAGGAATGCCTATTTCCCACGGAGATTCAGTAGGCATTGTAAAGTTTAAAGATGTAATTACACCAGGTTGTTCAAAGAAATAACCACCAATAGTTACTTGGTGAATATTACCTCTCATAAATCCATTTTCACTAAAATTTGGTGCTAGTGTTGATTGGAGATAATTTAGTTTTTGATACATTATAGATAACTCGGGTTTAGACTGAGCTACTACTTGAAAACTAAAACCTACATCTCTAGTAAATCCTTCATAATTAAAGAATTCTTCACCTCTACCTAAATATTTAAAACTACCCCAATTGGCACCCATATTATCTGTGATAGCACCATCAAAGAAAGCTGGGAAGTGGACAAAGGTTTTTTTCTTAGGGTTATCAGGATTAATTACTGCAAATCTAAATTTAACAAAATCATTAACTGCATCATTTTGTTGTGTAACATTATCAGCATTGTACATATACAATGCATTAATTTTATTTACTACATTTGATTTTCCTGTTGTAGGATCTATAGCACCTGATGAGTAATTACTTCTGTTAAGAGCAGGATTACCGGGGTTACCAGCATTTACTCTTTTTTCAAAATTTTTTTGGTTATAGTCAGGGGCATTAGTTAATACACCATTTCTTCTAGCTATATCATGTTGGGTAACACCAATAACTTTAGAAGTAATTTGTTTTCTAAAATCTATAGCTTTACCTGTTGTTTTAAATGAATTAAAACTGCTTAATCTATTTAATTCAGTATTAGTAAGAGTAGCTCCTCCTTTGCCAAAGAAAAATGGGCGGTTATTTGTAAATAATGGGTTATTAATACCGGTTCTGGTACCATCTTTAGCAAAGCTAATAATAGTATTAATAGAAGCAGCATCAGTACCTGCATTAGGTCCCCCTAAATAAGAGAATAAAGGACCAAATGTTTGGTTTCTTACAAATTTTTTATCAAGGGTTAGAAGTCTTGAATTATCTCTTAATGCGGGATTAGTTCTACTAACTAGATTTGTATATTGGGGTCTACTAAATACTATATTATTTCCTGTTGGGTCTGTACCCTGTTTATTAGGATGAGTACCAATAAGATTTCCTATAGGACCTGCTGCTAAAAATGTAGATAATGGAGTATAAATACCATCATTTAATCTTGCTCTATTAGCTGTTCTTGTTATAGCATTATACCCAGCAAATATATTTACTCCTGTCATTGATAGGAGGTTTTGTTTTGCTAAAAATTGTATACCATTTGGAGATTTAAGGTCTGTAAACATTTTACCTAACCTTACAACATCTGTAGAAGCATCTACAAAGGCACTTGCTCCCCCTCTTAAAATAAAATCACTACCATTTCCTATAGCAAAACGATTAGGGGTTGGAGCTAAAAAATCAGCTCCAATGGGTGTTGATATATAAGGTTGATTACTCCACCCACCAGCAGGTCTATCTCCTGGATTGTTAGGGGAGCCAAATCTTAGAGATCTAAGGTCAGTTTTTAAGTCTACTAACGGCATTTAATTATCCTGGTAAGTTATCTGTATACTTAGGAGGGGTTAAACCGTCTAAATCTAATGTTGAAGGTTGTGGTTTTTTCTGCATGTTTGGGTTGCCATTGATCGAGTATTGATCATGTAAAGGTGATAAATCACTCGCACCAGGCATATTAGCAGGAGTAGCCCCATTAAATGAAGTTAAATTTGAACCGTTATTTGTTAATTTATTTAATAATCCCATAATATTGTGTTTTGTTATAAATATTAAATTTTATAGTTTACTATAACTTAATGATTCAGCATATCCAACTTTTGATGAATCCATATAAACATTTGAATCTTTTTTTGCTATCTGTTCTAATACAGACAACATTTTACTATCACCACCTCCACCTTTATTAATGTTAGGTGATACTGCTAGGTTATCACCTTTAGCTGTCATAGCCATTTTACCATATGAATCGGTAATAGTAAAAGGACCACGTGAAGAATCTGCAATACCATCTTGGACTTGTTGGGTAGAAGCTGCAACTAGAGTTCCTAAAGCCCCTGCTGCTGCTAAGGCTAAAGGTAAACCAAAAGGACCAGCCATAAATGAACCTTCAAAAATTTTAGCATAAGCAGTTACTAAACCTTTTACAGCTACTGCTGCTTGTAAAGCTGCTATACCTCCTAAAATACCTAATAAAGCACCGGCCGCTCCTTTAGATGCTGCTAAAGATCCTACTAAAGAAGCAAACCCATCAACTATAGGAGCAAATACAGTACCAATATCTCCAAAAATGCCTTTGATTTTTTCCAATGAAGCAGCAAACTGGTCACTAGCTGACATAGCTTGCATGTCTTGGTATGATTGTTCTCCATATTTAGCTATGAAATCATCTTTGGCTAAATTTAATAATTCTTGTTGCATTACCATTTGGGCTAACTCATCACGAGACATACCTAAAGCATCTGCTGCTGCTTGTTGTTGAATTCTATTACCTGTAGCGAATGCTTCTGTAATTTCAGAATTTTTAGCAATTTCTTCTGAAAGTCCTGCTAAATCATTATCTAATGCTAACTGTCGGGCTTTATCAAGATTTATTTCTTTTCCAGTTAACATCTGGAATTTTAGTTCATTTTCAATTGAGGTTTCAAATTCTAATAGTGAACCTGCTATAGCATCAACTTGTGCTAAACTTAAACCTAAAGCTCTAGCTTCAGTAGCAGCCTCAGCTAATAATTGAGGGGACATACCTAATGAAACTACAATTGAAGCAGAAGCAGTAGATATATCATTTAAAACTGCTTTAGCACTAATAGCACTTCTTCTTTGTCTATTAACAGCATTAACTGTTTCTACAGTACTTTCTAAAATACCTTCAGTATCTTCTCCTTGGGTTCTAGCTAATAATGATAATTGAGATGCTTCTTTTACTCCTAAACCTAATTGTTTAGTTAAAGCAGTCATTGTAACTAGTGTATCACCCCCAAAATCAGAAATAATACCAGTTTGAGCTGCTAAATCAGTAAATGATTTATTTAAATCTTTTGAAGTAATAAACAACTTTTCTGAGTTGAGAGCAGTAAGAGCTATACTATTTTGTAAGTCATAAGCACTTTTATAACTTATACCTAGATTTTTCTGTAGATTATTTATGTTATCACTGCCTGCTAAAGCTGCATTAGCTAAACCTATTATAGCACCTTCAGATAATAAAGAAAGTTTTTCAGTATTTGTTAAATCCTCATTTAATAATTGAGCCGCTAACCCTGATTTATCAAGAGATATTAAATATTCAGCAGCTGTTTGGGCTATATTTCCTAAAATACCCCTACGAAGAATATCTTGTTTTATTTGTTCTCCTGTTGTTTTTCTTTGTGCTTCTGCCCGGTCAGCTATTTCTTCATAATTAAAAACATCTTCAGCACTAATTTCTATACCTTTAGAACGAAGAGTATTAATAGCTTCACTTGCTATTTTTCTAGCTCTATCAGCTTTTTCTTGTTCTTTAGCGTATTCTTTTTGGGCAGCTGCACCTTTTTTACCTCCTTTAGCTATTTCTTCTTGTAAAGCAAGTTGTTTTTGATTTGATTTAACAATAGCTTCTGTTGCCTTAGTTAAATCATTACTATAGGTTTTAACTACTTTTTTAGTAGCAGCATCAAACCCTTCAGTTTCTTGGGCTGCTAGATTTAAATTAGCAGTAATATCACGAAGTAACTCATTAGTTGCTTCAAATTCTTCCCTTAATTTTTTTGCTTCGTCAGATGTAGCCATAGTTTATCTATATGTTATAAATATTATTTATAACTGCTTTTTGTAGGAATTTTTACAGTTCCATCCGAATTTACCATGTTAGTAGAATTTGAATTAGAAGATTCTTTAGATTTTTTTATCATTTCTGATTGTTTATCATAGTGATCTTTAATCTTAGAATAAGTAAATTTTCTTAACCATAAAGGCATATCATAGACTACAGGCCAAGAATACCCCCCTTGCCCATAAAAACAAATTTCATGGATTTGAGTTAGAAAATTTAATCTATATTGTTTAGCTGAGGTTGGCGTCAGGCCAAAAAAAGTTAATCCCAATTGGGAGAGAGATTGACTTGTTTGAAGTAGAGGGAAAAAAAGTTAAATCCACGTCTGGTTGAATTTTTGAAATATGCTCTCTAAATGATCTGGCATCTCGAGCTAAAAAGGCTTGATCAATAAATTCTCGGATTGTTTTAGTTTCTCGATCACCATTAATAGAAGTAATCATATACTTTAACCGAGTAGTTAATTCCGGGGATTCTTCTTTTTTTATTTTTTTCAACCCTTCTAATTCTCTTTCAATTTTAACTTCATCACCTTGAGTTAGAAATTTAAAAGTAATTTCATTATTTGAGGCTGGGAGGGTAAATGTAAATTCATTTTGTCCTTTAGTATATAAAGATTCATCTAAAGGTTTATTTTCAATTTGAGAAAGATCAACTGTTTCTTCTACACCCTTATAAGTAAATTTGTATTCAGCTCCATATCCTAAGATACGAGCAGCTATCATTATAGCATTTTTATCACCAATAACCAAGTCATTATAATCACATTTAGTTACAATTAATGATTTTAATAATTTATCTAGTACAGTTCCGTTTTGAATATAGTTTTGATTAGTAAGGATGTCTTCTTCCTTAGCAGTCATATACTTAATTTCAATAGTACCGTTTGATAATGGGTGACCTTCAGGGTATAATAGACCTTTTGAAGGTAATTCGATTGTTTCTGTTGGTAAGTTAAAACTCATATTTTATTTTATAACGTTTATCGTGTATACATATGAATATAAAAAAGAGCTTAACCGAAGCCAAGCTCTCTTTATAAAAATATTGATTTTTTTAGAAGTTCAAGATACAATAATCTGGTTGAACTGTCATTGTTAAGTTGATGGCAGTATTTTCTGTATCCCAACCATATTCGCCAAAACCAGCTTCTGTAATCATAGCACCTTTGATAATCCATTCTGAGACTACATCACCTACAGGACCTAATACGTTAAATGTTAAGTCTTTCTTGTAGAAATCTGAATAACCATCTCTACCAGTTACTGATTCGTGGTGTAAACGTACCCACTCCATAACAGCCTGAGCGCCTGAAGGAGTAATTGGATCAAACAATGTAAACTGGATAGGTCCCCAAGTTGATTTGCCTTTTACAAAACGTTGAACATTAATATGGTTTAAAGCTACTGTACCTTGTGATAAGGTTACAGCACCTACACCTTTTATTGTATAAGCTGGGAATCCGTCAATATACATGATGAACCTATTTGCTTGTTTTGGTTCAAATGCTGTGAAAAATATTTCGTTAGGATCTAATACTGCCATTGTTGTTTAATTTATTCTATTATAAATATTTGTTATCTAAACTTTTACGATGGGAAAGTTGCTCCCGTTGGTAATACGTTAAAGTCTAAGTAAATAAATTCAGCTGTTTTTGTTGGTTGTAAATAAATAGCACCTACTAATTGGTTTCTATCAATTACATCCGGAGTATTATTGCTATCATCCATTACTACTTTAAAAGCATATAAACCTTGTCTTTGTTGAACTGTTTCTAAATATGGATTTACTGCTGCTAAGAAATTATTTCTTGTAGCTGCTGTATTTTGTTCAAATACTAAAGTTTGAGCAACTTGTCCAATGTAAGATTTAAGAGCAATCAACAATCTTCTAACATTTACTCTGTCTAAAGCACTTGATTGACGTTGTAATGTTTTTTGACCATATACTACAACACCTGTTCCAGGGAAAGTAGCTATTGGATTAACATTTTCTTCGTATAAAGCATCTCTACTAGCTGCTGGTAATTGTCTTTCAGCGCGAATTACGTTAGTTAATCCTCCTCTGTTGATACCCGCTGGGGCAAACCATGGCTCGCTTACACTGTCGTTAAATGCGTAAACTCCCCCGATCATTGTTGAAGCAGGAACCCATGTTCTATCACCTAAATCAGGATCAATTACTTGTAACCAAGGCCAGTACATAGTAGCGTATGAAGTATTTCTTGAAGCAGCTTCAGTAGTAGTTGCTGTAATACTACTAGCATAAGGTACTGGATCAATTACTAAAATATTATCTCCTCTTTGTTGAGTATTATTAATTGCTGTAGTAATTTGAGAAGTATGAGTATCGTTAGTTAATCCTGGGAGGAAGTAAGAGTTAAATTGGTAATTATCTTGGTTAGATAATAAGTTTAACATATTTGTATAATCACTTCCTACTAGACCTTGTGAATCATTGGCATCAATATATTGATACATATTCATTGTTCTACCTGAAGGGACTACGTTACCTACACCACCAGCAAATGAACCATTATACGAACCTGATCCTACTGTTGGGATAGATCCTGTATATTGGGCTTTAGCATTTCCTGCATTATCTAAATAATTTGGAGTTAATAGGTTTACTGATTTTACTCTTACGTATCTAGAAGCATTTGGGTAAGAACCTGATACTTGTAGGTAATTACCACTTGATTGGTAATTGTATTTTTCGTCACCAATTACTTTAGTAATAAAGTTATCTTGGGTTGGATCTAATGATAAATTATTCCAAGATTCTAATATTACTTTATTATTTTGAGTATCATTACCTCTTCTAACTAATAATGAGAAAGTACCTGATGAGGTATTTGAAGTGGCAATTTCCCATCTTACATTATCAGATGAGCCTGATTCCATTGCTGCTTGAGAAAGTACTGAACCTGTATTATTCCAAATAACACCTTTATCAATAGCTTCTAATTCAAATGATGTAGTTTCAGTAGTTATGTTTGAACCACCACCTAATACTGTAGGTGAAGTTCCATCTGAACCTGTTGAGAAGGTAGTTGATGAACCTGTTACAAATGTTACTCCGTTAAAGGCTGTACCTGCTGAAGCAGCTGTAAAGTTTAATACTCCGGAACCTGCATCTACTGAGGTAATTACTGAAGAAACAGAAGTACCTAGTTTAGTATTTAATAAAGTAGCATAGGCTGTAGAAGTAGAACCTGTTGCTACAAAGTATAAAGGTGCTTGATCAGCTGGTAAACCATTAGCAGGATCAGCCGCTACAAATCTATAAGTTGTACCATCATAATCAAATTTAACTTCATCATCAACTACAGTACCAAATACACTAGCACCTGCTAAAGTTAAGTCAATACTTGCTGTAGCTGAAGCATCACCTACAGTAGAACCTGCTGTAATACTTGCTGAAGCATAATTCCAAGTTGATGGACTGTTTACTACTCTAGTTACTAATAAAGTGTTACCACCATTGTTAAAATAGTTGTAAGCTGCGATTGAAGTAAAGAAAGTATAATCTAAACTACCACTTTCAAAAGTTGTTCCGAATCTGTTTTGGTAATCACTGTAAGATGTAACAACTGTAGGTTGTTCTACTGGTCCTTTAACTGCAGGACCAACAATAGCAGCTCCTACTTGAACAGGTTGCTGCGTAATAAATGACTGGTCATTCTCTCTTGCTAATACACCGGGTGATATTAATGTTTCTGCCATTGTAATGAGATTATTATTTTGTTATAAATATTCAAGAGAGAATTAAAAATTAATCTATTTTTGTAAATTCCCCTGTTTCTATGTTAATATTTCCGTCTCCATACTTTTGTTGAAGATCATCACCAAATTTTTTACTTTTATTTTGTAATTTAATAACTTCTTGTTTTAAATTATCTTTTTGTATATTTAAAGTTTGAATTTGGTATTCAATACTACCTAACTGATCTACTAGATTTAATTCTGTTTGTTGGATTTCTTTAATAGTATCTAGTTCTTGTTTTTTTAATAACACTTTTTCCATGTTTATAAATATTATATTATCTTTTATTATTTAATAGTTTTTTAACTTCTGTAAATACCTTTCCTGGGGTAATAGATTTTTGACATATAAACTGTTTATCTGTTCCTTTCCAAATAGGACACCATTCCCAATCACTAGCATCAAATGTAAAATTGGGATTAGTCCAACAAGGAGAACATGAATTTTCTACAGCAAGTCTAGTTACTTTAGAAGTAAATTCATGACCTTCTTCA